CAGTAGCGTAATACTCGGCCTCGTGGTAGTTCCACAGGTTGCGCACAATGGCGGACTGGGCAACCGAGGTAGCGTTGGCCAGATGGTTCAGTGTAGCTAGGAGCAAACACCCCGCTGGCAGAGCGGGAGCGACCGGCGATGCGGCCGGGGTTCCAGCCAAAATCTCGAACCGGGGCCCATAGATTGCGCCGGAATAATCGGCATCGTCGACTCGCAGCACCACCAAGTCGACCCGAGGTAGCGTCGACACCGGCGCGACGTTGACTGTGGTGGCTACGTCGTTCATGATGGTGTACGCGCCACCATCGGACGCCGGAGTCGGACATACGCCACGACCAGGGGAGACCTGCACTGTCATATTGGGGGTGCCTTGCGCTGAGGTGAGCAACCCGGATAAGATCCGGCCCGCGCCAGACAGCGGGTCGGAACTGTAGTCCAGATGCATCCCGGCTAGCATACGGTCTTCAAGCGCGTTGAATGTACCGTTCTGTAGATATAGGCACTTGAGGGCCATTCGTTTCTCCTAGCCTGCGATCTGCTGACGTAAGATCCAGTCATCGACTGTGTAGTTCCACGCAATCGTTGAGCCCGATCCGTCCGATGGTGGAGAGCCGGTCACCTTAAGGTAGCAGCCCAAATCGGTCGCGACGTCGGAGAACGCGGCTGCAGTGGTGCCGCTGATTGGAGTGGTAGCCTCGGCGCCCAGGTTCACCGTGGCCACGTCGACATCGGTCACCGTGCCACCTGCGTTTCGCCACCACACACCGAGCTTGGCTACCGCTGGAGCAGTTGACTTCACTGCCACGTTAGCGTTCCACTTAACGTTGCCGCCCGGGGTACCCATCCCTACGCTGCGCACCTCGCTCGATAGACCGGCAATGGCGAGGTTAGTGGTCTTCCAGTAGGTTCCGCGCAGCCGGGCGTCATAGGGTCGGGCGTACCCGTAGTAAGTGTTGTTTGTGGTCGGGCCGGGCCCGAGTGTAAGTCCTCTAAAGGTGCCGTCCCGAATCCGGTCGGCAATGCCGCCGACGGCGATCAGCGACGCCGATCCCATCAGATAGCGGCCGGGCCAAGAATATTGGATCAAGTTGGGGAAGACGCCTGCGCCCGGACCTGCTGCACCGATAGCAGGAGGGGTGCTTACGGTATGCGCACCCATCACCGCAATTCCACCCTCGGACCAAAACCAGTGTTCCCAGAAGATCAGCAGATCGAGCCATTCCCAGTCACCGGCGATAGTTCCGACTGCGTCAGCGAAAGCAGCCGGGTCGTACCACATAAAGGAGCGGGTGTTTCCGTTAACCGCGTCAAACTGGCCCTGCCAGACATGGTCCACTCCATCAGACCCCTGTGCGGGCAGATAGGCGTTGGCGCCACTGTAGTTGCGCCAAGCGTAGGGGGAAACGTCGAACGTCTTCTTCTCTCGGATGACGTTGGGCGCAGTAGCAGAGTGCGACATTCGGAACGAGTACGATCCGGCGAGCGCTTGCGAGCCAGACACCAATGCGCCATTCTGCGGGGTGACCCATCCATCTAGTCGGCGGTCCTCGTATCCGGGGTTGGGCAGTAGATTGGGCCCAAATACCGTAGCCGAGGCACCAGCGGCTGGTCGAGCTGCGGCAGCTGAACGACGCTCCAGCGTAGCGATGCGTTCCTCGCTGCGAGTCAGCCACTCCGACAGATCCACCGACCTAGCCACCCGGGTCATGTTTCCCTCTCAGATCGGAATAATGACGTTGCCGTCCAGCAACGCGGGCACCATAGTGATGTCAACTGTGTCCAGAGCTCCAGCATTCACCGCAACGGCCGCAATGCGTAGCTGCACGTCCATACCGTCCACAAACATCGGGCCGGGAGGCACAATCAACCGGCAATCGTCACCTACGCCATAAGTTCCCAGCATCGGATCCTCGTCCGCGTCCGGTAACTCGATCGAAACCGATACCACAATCCCCGAACGCGCTGCCTGCTCAGCTTTAGCCTTTTCGGCTAGGGTGGTCATGACCGATACGTCGGTGAAGCTGAGTGCGTCCTCCAGTCGCGGCCAACCGCCACCGTACATAAACGTGGCCTCGAAGCTGGAGATCAGTGGATTAGCAGCGTCGGCCGGGTTGGTGGACAGACAATCGATCAGCGTAGTCGACGAGGCGCCGTCTTCCTCCCAGTGGGTGACTTTGCAGTTCACTCCAACGATAAATGTTAGGTGGCCCTGAGCTAGAGTGCGGCCTAGGCGCGGGTAACCGATCTCAAAACGGTCAGACCACACGCCGTTAGAATAGATCGGGCTGGACTTGATGTCCGGCCCGTTGATCACCCCGCACAGGTTCTTAATCATCTCGCCGTAGGATTTACGGTCGTTAGCGTAGTAAGAGCGATCTCGGCGGATTCCGGTAATAACGTTACCGATGGTAGTTACGCCCAAGTTAGCGTAGGGGTCGCGCTGTGGTAGATCGATCAATGTGGATAGGATTGCGGACTGGTCGACCTGGGAGAAGATCATCGTCTGACGAATCCGACGCCGGTCCCAGTAGGACATGATCTCCTCACAGGAGATGATCATCTTGCCCTCGGGCCCAATGGCGCGTTTCCACAAGATGCCCGACCACATTGGAATTGAACCGCGTAGCACGCCGACCAGACACCGTCCGGGTTGCAAGATCTCGGCCAAGCCGCCGTCCAGCACCGGAATAGTAGCGCTCATCTGACCGGACCCGTTGATTCGAGACTCATATTTGAGATCTGACCACGGCGCCACGGCCAACATTTGTCTGGTCTGAATATGGCGCACCAGCAATACCGTTTCGATCCCGCGCGACGGTCCAGTCATAGTACCGCCGATTGGGTCACGATGTAGCAGGATCCGGTGCCCGATTGGGCGAACAACCGCACCGTCCAGGTTCCGGGCGGGATGGCGGGCCACACGGCTCCGGGCCCGATCAAGTCACGGCGCTCGATGCCGTTCAGAATCATGTGGTAGTCGCGGGTTACTTGTAGTACATCGTTGGGACCGAGAGATACCGCGATCGGGAACTGGCTGATCCCAACGATTTCGATTTGGGGGTTTTGCAGTGGGCCCCGCAACGTGCAGTCACACGGAGCGGGTACGTTGCCGCTGTTGGTCAGCCGCCCCTCAGACACCACTTGGCTCTGGGCCGGATACTTCCAGCCCTTGGGCGACACGAAGTTGGGTGCGCCGGAGGCTAAGGTGTAGCCGCGTGAGTAGGTGCGCCCGGACAACCGCGCGCCACCCGCAATCAACGTTAGCGACTGGACGTCGCCAGTATACACTCTCGGATCGGGGCAGTAGAACTGGAGATGGATCTCCCCGAGTCGCCAGTCAGCCGTCATGTCCGAGGGCATCGACGACTTGCGCAGCTTGCCGTAGACGGCGCGCCCATCGGTCAGAACCAGCTTCTCGGTGTTTCGCCGCGACGGACCTAGCACAAACTGTGCGGCTCGGCGCTTGGCTTCCAGATCGGTCGGGCTCGCGCCCTGGATACCCAGCGAGAGCATCACCACCCGAGGCGCCATCAGATCCGTGCCTGACCAGTCGCCGTCGGCCTGGGGGCGCTCGACGTCCGACGTACGAACGTCGGGCAGATCGTCGATGCCGAGACACTCGGTCACTGGATAGGCGGTGCCCGGACCGAATGAGAATGTGCGCCACTGGCCCTGCTGGGTTGACCTCACCCGTATACCCGAGCGGCGACCAGCACCAGGTCTAGGAACCAGACCGCCAGGCCGAGCGCGATTAGCGGCACCGCGTGCCGACTAACTGTATCCGACCGGAATCCGGCTGCTGTTGCGCCTACCATGATGAGAAGCGCCAGGATCACCAATGCTACGTGTAGTCCATTCACGTGGGAACCAACCCTCCGACTCGTGCCTGCCAGATAATCTTATCTACGACGTCCTTCGGGGAGAACTGGGTCCCGAAGCTACGGGCATCGATGTTGTAAGTGTGGCCGAAGCCGGACACGCTGGCTTGGCCGGTCTGCTGGTTGTAGCTACCCGACACCTGCTGACCCGCCACCGTGGCCGAACCCGAGATGCCCTGCGCGGTACGCGACACGTTGTAACCGATGTTCTGTCCGGCGATGTTGAGCGATCCAGCCGCTTCCCCAGTAGACTTGATCATTGTCATCACGTCGTTTAGCGTGGACTGGATCTTCGGGATCCAGCTCGACAAGCCCTGGTCGAGACCGCGCATCACGTCGATGCCGATATCCTTCATCACGCCGGACGGCGAGGAGATGTTTAACGCCTTGCGCACCGGTTCGGGGATGAGGTTGGTCAGGTAGCTCACGATCTGGGGCCCAAGCTGCTGCAGACCACGCAACAGCCCGTTCATGATATCGGTGCCCATC